TGACCTACGAACCCGAGCGCGTCGACATGCGGATCGAGAGCATGAACGACGAGATACCGCTATGAGAAAATATACCAAGGAAGAATGCACTGCGATCAACCTGTTTCTGACAGAGCAACAAGACCGCATTGCTCGCATGCCCACAGCGATGCCGTTCAAGGCGGTCGAAGGCAACTTGGTCCTCAACTGGCTGCGCGCTCGCGTTGGCGCGGCAATGGATGAGGCATGACCATGACCGCCTACGTCTCCGACGCCCTCGCCATCGTGGCCCTCTCTCTGTTCTTGGCCAGCATCTTCATGCTGTGTGTGGTGCTGACATGAGCGACTACGCCAAATATCCGCGCACATGCCGCCTTTGCGGCGAGCGCGCTTGGGCATGGGACATGGTCAAGTATGGCACCCGCAACTATGCACACTTTGCTTGCTTCGTTGAGCGAAAAACAATGGCTGACGTAGAGGCCCTGCCCGCGTGGCCACGGCAGCAACTAAACCTGTGGCGACAAACGAAAGCAGGCCGCGCAGTCATTGCCAAGGTCGAGGCTGAGGAAGCCCGCGAGGAAGCAGAGGCGCGGTCATGAAAACATCCGAGCAAATTAGCGAGCTGGCCGCCGCCTTGGCCGCGGCGCAGGGCATGATGGAGAACGCCATCATGAACCGCACCAACCCGCATTTTAAAACAAAATATGCCGATCTCGCTGCCGTCCTCAATGCCGCACGTAAGCCGCTATCTGCCAACGGCCTCGCCATCGTTCAGACCATTGGCGAGGGGGTATTGCATACGCGGCTGCTGCATACGTCTGGCCAGTGGATCGCCAGCGAACACCCCCTGCCGATGTCCGGGCGACCGCAGGAGATTGGCGCAGCATTAACCTACGCGCGCCGTTATTCGCTCTCTGCTCTGATTGGCATTGCCGCCGATGAAGATGACGATGGCAACACCGCCAACGCCGCCAACCGTTCTAATGGCAAGACCACCGGCGAACTGCTCAATGCCGATCAGATGGAATACGTCTGGGAGAAGGCGCGCGAATACTGCGATCCAGACGTTCAACAGGAATGGGTTGAAACGCTAGTCAAGACGCTTGGCCACGACACTCTGGCCGAAGTGCCCGCATCCCTGTTCGAAAAACTGCGGCAGGAAGTCATCGCATGGCCGAAGAAGCCGGGCGCCGCAAAGTGGAAAACACAATGACGGTGGAGGTCATCGACTGCGTCCAAGGATCGCCGGAATGGTTCCAAGCTCGCCTAGGCATTCCAACCGCGTCATGCTTTTCGCAGGTTCTGGCCAAGGGCGAGGGCAAGGTGCGCGCAACCTACATGCGCCGCCTTGCCGGCGAGGTCATCACCGGCCAGCCGGCCGAGACATTCCGGTCGCCCGAAATGGAGCGCGGCAACGCCATGGAGGACGAGGCACGCGCCAACTATACTTTTGGCTGGAACCCCATGCGGCCGACGCGGGTAGGTTTTGTTCGCCGCGCCTATGTCGGCTGCAGCCCGGATGCGTTGCTGGGAACGGACGGTGTGCTTGAGCTGAAGACTCAAAAGCCAGAACTGCTTATTGCCACCCACGACGCCAAACGGTTCCCGCCAGAACATATTGCCCAGTGTCAGGGCGCACTGCTGGTCACTGGACGGCAGTGGGTAGACCTATGCGTCTACTGGCCGGGCATGCCGATGTTCGTCATGCGCGCCGAGCGTGACGAAACATACATCGACATGCTGATGGACAAACTGGCCGAGTTCAACACCGAACTGCAAGCCATGGTAGCGCGCGTGCGCGCATACGGACAGAGAGCGGCGGCATGAAGGAAGCATCCGCAGAGCATGTTGTCGCGTTTCTGATGGGAGACAAAAAAACTCGCTCATCCGAACAAAACCGGAAGATGTGGGCAATGCTCACGGAAATCTCGGAGCAATTGACAATCAACGGTCAACCCTTCGATCGGGATCGCTGGAAAGCAATCCTCCTGCATGCATGGGGCGAGCAGGTGGAATTCCTGCCGACGCTCGATGGCACATCATTCTTTCCCTACGGACGCCAAACGTCAAAACTAAGCGTGGATAAGATGTCATCGTTTCTGGAATTCATCATCGCGGAGGGAACCATGCGCGGTGTTAAATTCGCCGACGATCCGGCCGACCATGCGCGTTGAATTCACCCTCGCTACCAAACTTGCCGCCCTGCGCCGCAGTGGTGGGCGCTGCGAGGCGGTGGACGCCACCGGCAAGCGATGCAATTTTATTTTTAAGAGAACGCCGGGCGAATATGAAATTGACCACGTCAATCCGGCGGCATTCTGCGACGGCGACGTGTCAATCAGCAACGCGGCTGTGCTGTGCTGCTCATGTCATGCCACTAAAACCAAGCAGGACATCACGCTGATCGCGAAAAGCAACCGCATCACCAAGAAAGAATTCGGCCTATCCAAAAGCGGCAGCATCCGCACATGGAGGTCACGTTGACCGACGAAGAAGGGCGGATGATCTTGAACAAGCTATTTGAACGCGGCAACGAAATCAGACGGTTGCGTGAGGCCCTGCAAAACATCGCCATTGGCGGCATTGGCGAAACCAATTGGACTACGTCCGAAATGCAAGCTTATGCCGAGGATGCACTCAAATGAGTTTCGTCGGCGGTTACACCTCAGCCGACCGGCGGAAGGCGCCGCCCCGTCCATTGCTCCACTTTGAATGGGGCGGCGTCAGATACAAACAGAAGGGAACCAAGATGAATAAGCTATTACTAGCTGCCGTCCTGCTGGCGGGAACGGCCCTCGCAACACCAGCCAGCGCAGTCGTGCTCAACAATCTGACAATCGGCGCACTACCAAACCCGGTGCCGCAATCGCAGAGCAATCCCTGCATCATCTGCGGTACGAGCGCAGGCGGCAATCAGCCCGCCAACTTCGGCTATAATGACTTCACGAGTAGCGGCAACCTCACGTCGTTCAATATGTTCTCGACGAACATCCTTGGCGGCGGCGCGCTTGCCAACAACGATGAGGTCGACGCAATCCCATACACTGGGGCACTGCTGTCGGCCTTTGCCAATGCCGGTGGAAGCTTCGGTGTAGCCATCGACATCAACACTGCGAAAGGTGAGGAAACGCTGACTGCGTTTCAGTTGATCGACCTAGATCTTCCGGCCGGTGATCGGGTGATCTTTAGCTTCCTGGGATCGCTCGCCCTGCCGGACATCAACAACGGCAACGGCAAAGGCGACTATGTAATCACCGGCTTCAACCTCGCCCCCTACATCGGTGACCACTTTATCTTCCGAGCAGCGTGGGAAGGTGCAAGTGACGGCGCGGAGAGCTTCTACATCGTGCCGGTAGCGGCGGTGCCAATCCCGGCGGCGCTTCCGATGTTCGCGGCTGGTCTTGCCGGCCTCGGCCTGCTGGCGGCTCGGCGCAGGAAGAAGACGCTCGACGCAGCAGCAGCGTAAACCAATACGGTCGCCGGTTGATTGAACCTCTCCCGGCGGCCGTGGCGGCCCGGCGTCTTGCCGCAATCGGCGTCGGGCCGCAACTTTTGAAAGCTAATGAGCCGTGGCTGATCTCATATTTTTTCCATTGGCGCTGGTGTTGCTGGCGTTCTTGTTGCTCAAATTGCTATCGAGGTAGCCACATGCCAAACGATTTGCTGATAGCTTTGATGGGTGTTGGCTTTACGGTTATTGTTATCGCTTTTGGGGCCGTTGTTGCGTTGCTCTGGTGTGTTGCGGTGGGGGTGAGAGATGAGTTGAAATCCGCGCCACCCTCGCAGGCCCGCCGCGCCCTGGAGCCAAAGCCATGAGCAACATGGACGTTGCAGAGAGATTGCTGATCGCAGGCAAACTCTTGGGAAAGACGTTGGCGGGATACCGTGATGACAATCTGACATTGGCCGCAAGAGGGGCAGTGGATTTAGGGCAACTCATGTTTGATGCCAATGATGAGATCGAACGGCTACGGGCGGCGCTGCAAAGCCTGACCACAGACCCGCCGCCGACATTGGACGAGCCGGACACGGATGCGGAGGTCGTCATCAAGATGCGCGACATAGCCCGCCGC